GCCCTATACAAAGGTTTTAAATTCCTAACCGTCGGTTATTCTTCGGTTTTAACCAAAAAGCTTGGCAGCAGCTTATCGTTTCCCTCGTCTCCGCGCACGAGGAGTCCCTTGCCCTCTCGGCACGTTTTTGACAGGTCTTAATATTTCAGTTTGTTTTACCACCTTCTCCACAGGTTTGGGTATTGTTTCAGGTTTAGGTAAATTAGCCAGATTTTCAGTATTAATTGTGTCACCCCAAGAAATTTTCTTAGCAATAACATCCAATTCATTTTTCATTTTATCAAGAAAAGACTGTAAAGCTGGTAAATTAGATAAACTCTTAAGTTTTGCTTCTATTTTTGCATACAGAGTAATCTTCATTTTTAAGACTTGTTCAGATATCATATTTAAACCTGTATCAAAATAGGCTAACTCTTCCTTGGTTAGTGATTCCCTCGGGAATGGTGGCCGCATAAGAGCAAAGTCTATCTTACAGATAGATAAAAGAAGATCAACAAAATGAGTTAACTCCGGATCCTTATATTTATTCTTTAAATTCACATAACCCAAGACTTTTATAAAATCTGGGTAATCTCTCGACACGAGCTTCAGGGTCTCTTTTTCAAGATTTTCATCTGACATCAATTCTGGTGATTGCTCATCAGATTTAAGAGCTTCCTTAAAACCAGCACTACTACCAGTAGTATGCGCAAGTTTAAAAGCTGGTGGAATTGAGGTGTGAACAACAGTAGGCGAAACTTGTTCAACTAAAGTTTGAAGCACTTTACGCGTGTCCTTTCTAGGCGCGTCAGTTGTATGTTGTTCAACATCTTTACCTAAAACCGAAGAAAAATTAGAAATATAATCTTTGGTATCCAGTACATGTTTTTCATTCAACACATAAACTTCATCACTATCATCCTCCTCTTCCTCCTGTTCTTTACCTTTTGAAAAATCCGATCTCTCGAAAAATGCAGAAGTATTAGATAATGGAGTAGTTTCCTCCAGAAGGTCATCCTCTTCCTCAAAAATATCATTATACATGCTTAAAGCTTGTGTGTTAATAATAGCTGCCTCCTCTTTCGAGACGGGTACAACAAAATTAACAGGCATTTCAAACACTGTGAAAAATCTGAGTATAGGAAGGACTGTAGGTATCTTTATTTCAGATAAAGGCTTCCCAATGTATTTTTCAATATATTGGCGCTCTTGAATTGAAACAGTATATCTAGAGACACGTGGAAGAAGTGGGTCAAGCTTTAATTGCTTAAAGCCCGCTTGAGATGAAGATATAGTAGCACAAACAATAGTAAACAGGTCTTTCTGATTAAAAGTAACTAAACTTAAACCAAGAAGCCGCGCTATCTGTAGAATTTGACGCTCAGCCTTACTAACCATAGTGGTAGAGTATACCAGCGAGCGTGCCAATTTATGTTTATCATATAAAGGGACACATGCCGTAACATATGGGGGCAAGTCATATGTATATCTCTGGATAGTTGCACCCAGAAAAGGCAAACTGGTCTCCCCAGAATGTATATCAAATTCTTTAAAGATAAGTGTTTCTGGTTTTATTTTAAAACCACATGTATTCGCTGCTGCTAACATAGCAGCATCGTGGTCCATTTTAAGGTTCAAATTCTTACGAACTCCAACATGAAAATGAGACATACAAAACATATCAATAATTGTAGTCCCGGGCAAACCGGATGCAAAACCTTTATCTTTATCAAATATTATATTACCTGGTCCTAAAACCAAGTGATGAAAACAAAATGATGAATAAAAGTCAACAAAACGTTTTACCCACGACTTATTGTACGTAGAAACAGAAATACCTCCTTTAATAAAGAAATTTGTAATATGTGCATTCACTGTACGCGCAAAATGAGGTCCTAAACTCATATCTAAATGAGATATGTCAGGTGCAGAATAATAAACCTTCTTTCCACGTTTCCATGAAAAGAGTGAATCATCCCCATAACATATAGATCTAGCTACACCCTCTTTAGTTTTATGAATCCAGGCAAGAATAGATTCACCGCCATTCATTTTTATCTCATCATCCAGCATATAAGTAAACTTATATGCTGATGCTGATGGACTATCTAAATCGCGATTAAATAACTTTATGCCTTCCTGGATCAACTGAAAGATAGATGAAGCAAGAAAATTTAAAGGATAAGAGATAGCAAAATAGGGTCTACTTTTAGTAGAAGCTTTTTCCATCTCTATAACTTCTTCTTTTGAACGTAAGTTAAGAGCAAACATAGCAGGTTTCTTCGCTAATAGCTGGCTAAAAGATTTCTTTCCAGCAGTTAACGCTTCAAGTATAGACTGAGCATCACGGATCATGACATCCAAGTCAATATCTTTTTTGGGAACTGTATTCGAAGCAGTGGTAGATTTATCATCTGAACGTTCTTGATAAAACAAACCAGTTGAAGTCTCCATATCCATTTCTGGCATAGGAATTTGAGCTGCATGTTCTGCATCAAAAAGCGCATTAATGCGTTCTTTGAGAGAAGGAGTATATTCATAATCAAAGATACTCAAAGTTTCTTCAACATCAGCCAAAGAGAACTTAACTGGTTTGTAATCCTCAAAAGCGGATTTCATTCGATTCATAACTCCTGCTGCGGAACCTGTACAGGCCCTATAAGGTTGAATATGATTGAAGAGGTCAGTATTATATTCACGCATCTTTGCCATTGTCAATCCATCCCCTCCTATGAATTGACCAGAAATAGAGCTCACGACAGGAACATCGTTACGGTTCTTTAACTTAATATTATCAACAACGGGAAAACCGATTTCCCCTAAAATTTTAACAACGGCAGGTTTGTTTAGATTTAAAATTGCACTAGACAATGTTGGTACAGTTTGTGTTTCTGTATTAACTTTTTTAAACGATTCACTATAAGTTGTCGTCATTATTGCTGCTAAGGTTTCCCCTTCTCTCAGGGTGTCACTTTCTTTCAAGTTGTCATTACCATTTTATGAAACGGCACCAAAACTTTTTCGGGTTTTAGATGGACAATTCTCACGCAGGTGTGATTACCATAACGGAATTCACATTAGGGAGAGCTGTGATAATACCTGTACCTGTAATATTTAATTGAACAGTCAGGGTATCAGTGGGCATCAAAGACACGATAGTTTCAACATTCATAGACGAAAACCCTGCACTAAGCGGAGGATAAACTGCTTCTGTAACAATAACTCCATTCTTCTTTATATCCAAAAACCCACTCGTCATCAAAAGCGTAACATTTATAGTCTGCTGAGCATACACTATAAAAGAACCGAACAAGCCAGTTATTACTCCACCAACAGCAACAATTCCTAACGGATTTGATGCTGTTGGTACGAACAACAGGGTTGTATTGGTGGCGGTGGGAATTACTTGATTGGCTACAAGTGAGAGTTGTGAGTTACTTTTTGCAGATGGAGCTGTCTGTAGTGCCACTTGAGGTGAATAAAACCATACTTCATAATCTATCCATAACTGGCCACATTTTGTTGCATCAATGTTACCACTGGATATGATAAAGAGATTACCTATATCATACACAGCGTTTTCACCTGCAACAATAGCGTTCCTAGTTAGGTACTTAGAATATTTATTCATCAACTCAGGGGGAACATCAACACAGCCATCCATCCACGGATCAACTGAAACTCGTACATCAAAATTCAAAGCCTGATTCAACAATGAAGGTGGAGCATCATTGGGATCAGGATCAAAAGCGAGTATAATCTCACCCTTATTTGCTGTAGTAGTTTTATTTGTATAACAAAATCGTAAACGTTTAAATTTATATAAATCAAAATTATTCGCGATTGTGGAACACCACGGCATAAAAGTGGGGAGACCAGGATTACATGCAATAGACACTAAGGCAAACGGAGTAGTTGTACCAAAGATATCTGTCACATATTCCCTCCTTCTAAAAACAAAAGGTTTCTCAACTTGACTTTTAATACTTGATGAGTTAGAGGATCCATAAGATACTGGGGCTTGTTTTTTCGTTATGATGCTAACATTCCTATCAACAGGTTGCTTAATTTTCTTTTTCTTAAGTTTTGTCTTTTGATTCTTGTCAACTATATTAATTTCTAATTTCTTTTTATCCATAATATTATCTAAATTT